TATATCGTACCGCAATAAGAACCAGTCGGTCCTCAGGATAATCAACAACGATTCGGTTTTTCCGAGAGCACCATTCGAAAATCGGAGTCTGGCCCCGTTCAACACAAAGCCATGCAAACTCCTCATACTGGGAATGGGCTGCAACGAACTCTTCCGCATTCATCGCAACATCCGTAATACCCATCTTAGTGCCCCAACGTAGGTAGTCACCAATCGGAATCGGAGTTACCATAGAACCATCCAGCTTCTCCAAGATAACATGGGGCTGGTCCAAATCAATCTTGGATAGTTGGGTCTCATCCTTTTCATTAACATTAAAGAACTTGTGCAACCGCCGAGCAATCACATAACCCTGCTTATCAAAAACAAGGCCGCGGCATTCTCGGCGGATTGCAGCATTTACATCAGTAACTTCGGGAAAAGTATCAGCCATCGATACCATATAGTTGATAACATTATAGTTTTCCCGTTCCGCCACAATAAACTCAGGAGAGTCCTTGATGACGGCGCGAACCTGGTCTATATGGGTTATTCGCGGAAACTGGTATTGCATCAGAAATCTCCAGGACGAACTTGTAGAACCTTCACGCCATTTGCACGAAGCGCATCAACAACCTTATTCCGATCATCAAACCACATGAACGGCTCACCATAATCTTTTCGGATTTTTTCGAGCAGTTCGATCTTGATAATCGCATCATCTCGGTAATCATTCTTTGGACGCATATAGAGCGCATCAAAAGGAATCTCATGCCGAATCAGCCATTCTTGGGTTGCTTCTCGGTGGATTTCTTCCCGAGCGGAGCAAATAACGATGATTGCACCCTTTTCATTATAGGTCTGTGCAATGTCAACCACCTCAGGATAAGGCGTATCATGGGGCGTTCCCTTATGAAAGGCCTTCCAGTTCTTGGGTTTAGTCTTTACCCAATGGGAGCGGTGGTCGTTATTGGCCAGAGTACCATCAACATCAAAAACCACGATCTTAGTCAATTGTTATTCCTTGATAGTTGCAGAGAATGAACCAACATAGTTAGCTAAATCACGATAATCCTCCACTGCTTCTTTTTTAGATTTATATGTACCTGCTCCAATATAATATGACTTATCTACTGGATTATAATACATATTGAACCAGATAGTGATTTCCTGTGGAACATTAACTAGATCAGATTTCGACTCTCCACTATATACCTTTCCATCATTCTGGACTTGGATAGGATATTCATAAACACCATCACTGCTGTTAACAGCGGCAATAATAGGATGTGTACCAACAGCATTGGTGCAGAGAATACGAGCCTTGCGGCCATCGCGAGTCTGTACAGGCTTAGTGGGATCAAACTTAGACATTGATTTCTCCTTCATAATCTTCAAACCGATCCCGCATCTTGACGATAACATCAGGGGGAACATTATGGACCGAACCATAGTTTGCATTGAGGCGGATCACGCGAACCTCACAGTCCAATTCCTTGGCCAAATCAAGGTATCGCTGCATTTCCTTCAACTGGGTGAAAGTATTAGACACGACAACATCATAACCATTATTGAGGAAAATACCAGTATTTTCAAAACACCATTGATGGGCACTTGAAACCAAAGACCCATGCCAGGCATACTTTCCTCGCTTCATATGAAACATGTCTGCTTCAAGGTGAACGGAATTTGGATTTTCCGTCAACATCTTCTTAGCATATGTGGACTTACCAGAACCAGGCAGGCCACGAATCAGATATAAAATCATTTCAGAACCCTCATTTTGATTACATTATATATGGATATTTAAGGAATAGCAAGAGTTTTTTTCGAGTTGTATATATTATTTTTTCAATGTTAGGGCACATTTAATGGACTGAAATGCTTGTTCTGACTGTAGTATGTCATAATGGTTGCAATCTACATATGTTGCAACTCCAGATGTGGGTAACCAGGTATCTTGTGAGGCCACACTTACCACACCATCTGATTTTTCAATCATAAGAGGATTGAACCCTTTTGTTGTGATAAGGCAGTTTACAGGTTTTACATATTCTTTTTTATGTAATTGTTTTACCAAAGCTGAGTTGGGTGAAACATGGTACAAAACTGGTGCACGGCTATACATGAAAGGTTGGAAAAGACTTTCGACTTTGATACCAGATAAAGGAGAGGCCATAGTTATAGTATAATAAGAATTGGGGTGGTCTGATAAAGCTAATGCAATCAAACCACCCAGAGAATGACCAACCACAAGAGTATCAGTATTAGTATTAGTATTAGTATAATCATCTAATTCTCTATTTGCCCGTAGTATAATATCAGCCAAACTTTCTTTGATTGGATCATACTCAAAGAAAATTGTATGTTTTATTATATGACCAAAATTAATGTCTATCATGGTTGAGAGATAGTTAAAGCTATTACGGCTCGACCATGCGCCATGTATCAACATGACATTTCTTTTATTTACCATTACCTATTTATTGTGCAGGTAATCTAGCTCGTCATAATCATCTTCATGTTCATTCCAAACCTTCTTCCAATTTCGAATAGGCCTGCGGTGTTCTTGTTGCTTACCCTTGATTGGATACACTTCTTCATCTTCATCATCAAAATTCTTATACTTATTTTTCATCATCATAAGCCCTTCTTAAACTTAGTCCTTTTCTGTTGAATTTTTCTTTCCACATAGTAAATGATTCACTATGATGGGATAGTGTAATGTCATTCATAAATTGATAATGGTGTATTAACTCATGAGCCAGCACCTCGACAAAAAATTGTTTATTCTTATATTTTTTATTCATCGCAAGTTGAGATTTTTTGGTTCCATTGACATAAGAGCCGATATAGTAGGCATGGCAATTGCGGCGCCATCGAATGTCAATGTCGGTAATTCGTGGTAATTTGTTGGAAAATAATTCATCATTGAGTATATGGAACCACCTTAAACAATCTTCATAGGTTGTTTCATAAGTATTTTTTTCTTTTGATCGCATTAGTTTCAATAATTCAGATTTTTGTCTTTTCTTACGATTAGACATTTATCTCCTAATGTTTTCATATTAGACCTGGAAATGCCTCATCAACCAACTTCTTATCTAGATTTTTCACTTTTTGCTTCTTGAGTATCATATTAGCAAATACTTCAGCCTCGCGAGCCTCTAATGATTCTAGAATTTGAATCAAAAGTTCTTCTTTGCGTTTATGAGAAAGATTTGGATTGACCTTAGGATTATCCTTTTCAAATAGATAAATTCGGCCCAATTCTTGATGAATTGAACTATAACCTAAACCTGGAGGAGAATCCGAAGACTTGTATGTTGGAATCTTATCAAAAACAAAATTGATATAGGGTGCATATGTTCCAAGCAATACATTCTTGAGAGCATATGAATTATTATACCTCAAAATAGCAATCCTATCATTTTTGTTTTTTGCCTTTGCAATTTCATCGAAAATTTCATAAATGTTTTTCATTTTTACCTCAAAATTCATCAATAACTTCAATCAGATTAGTCAGTCGATTCTTGATAAAATAGTTGAACATTTTCTGTCGGTTATGGGTCTGGAGATTTTCATAAACATCCACAATCTTTTCTTTGATTGATTCTGGAATATAATCCAAATCTACCAACATCTGGTTCCTCTTATAACCCCTTAACATAACATCATTTACACAAAAATCTTCAGGGTTCTTATCCAACCATTCAGTAAGTTTCTTGGTATTTATAACCTTCTGGCGCCCACCCGCAACAAAAGTATTATCCGGAGACAAGAAATTTGGAATGCCATCACCACGGTCACCCCGAATAATATGCTCCTTGATATAGGAATGTGGGTTTTCAGACTTGATAAATCTTTTGAGGATAGGACTGTACTGGGTTACATTTGGATATTTCTGTAACTGGCCAAAATCCTTATCTGAGGATAGAATTAGCACATCCTCATGCTTGGATAGCCGAGCGGCCAAGACACCAATAATGTCATCGGCCTCGGCTCCATCCACCTCAATAGTCTTATATGGAAAATTCTCCTTGAGTTCATCCCGAACCTTATTGAGAGTTAGAAAAATAAGGTTCCAGTCCAGGCCAGACTTGTCTCGATCCTTTTTACGATTGGCCTTATAGAATGGAAAAAACTCTCGGCGCCAGTATGATTTACTATCACAACAAATAATGATTTTACCATACTTGGACTTGAATTGCTTATTATATGAACGAAGGCTATTCAATACCATATGCCGAATTAGGCCTTCGTCCAATTTTTGGTTTTTATCTTGATTTAGTTGTTGCATCAGGTTTGCGATTAGAACCTGATTTAGATCAATTAGAATCGACATCTTCTACTCCAGGAAACGAAATGTGATCAAACTCTCGGATCAGGCATACACCATCTTCAAGCCATTCATATTGGCCGGCGATACCCAAAGCCATGTCCCAGGCCTCTTCTAAATTTGAAAACACTTTTGATTCCCCGAAATACTGACGCATCATTTCAGGATTACTATCCCATCGGTTTGTTTCTGGATTGAAATCACCATATATATTAGTGATAGCTTGTCCATAAGTCACACGATATTCTGAACCTTGAGTTTGCAGAATATAGACGCCATTATCTGAAGACATTACTTGTTTCTCCTCGCTAACCGCTTGCGTGAACCCACCTTACGACGACCTTTGCGGGGTCTATTCTTTCTTGGCCATGGCATAATCTAGTCCTTTCATTTATCTGGTTTAGCCACAAATTTTACAACGAATTCATTTTCTTTACCACCCTTTTCGGCAGAAACACTCTTGATAATATAATAATTTTTACCAATCATTACTTTATTATCTTTATATAATCCCACTGCTTTCAGTGAAGTTGATAAGGATTCAATCGACAATTCTTCTCCAGCTTGTGAGAAACTTACAAGCAAGGCCAATAAAGACCCTGCTAAAATTACTTGCTTGAACATTGGTTTGCCTTTCTATTTGTTATTGTTGCATTCCAAAAATGGAATGCTGTTCAAAATATTCTAACAAATCTTCATAGCCACCAATCAATTTACCATTGATAATTATTTGAGGAACAGTTACCTTTTTACCTTCACCCAGAAGATTTTGCAAATCTTCCTTTACATAATCTTTATTCAATAGAAGTTCATGGTATGAAAACTTTTGTTCCTTTAGTAAGGTCTTAGCTTTTTCACACCAAATACAATCATCTTTCGTATACAATATAATCATCACTCACCTTTTCAAAAGCATACTACTATATTTAGGCGAATTTGTCAAGCCTCAATCCCAAAGTGAAGAGTAGTATTTACCAAAAAGACGAATTCCGTTATCAATTCTTTTCTGGTAGGCTTCCCTTCCTTCCATATCAACCTTAAGGGTATGATTTACACCTTCGGTCATTTCAAAAATTTGTTTTTCAGGATTTTCCGTTTCATTTTTTGGAATAAACTTCCAATCTGATTTACCACTATAAAATTGATCTTCCCACTCTTCATTATAGGAACTAAAGGAAAAAATCATTTCATCTAAAACATAATTCCATCTTGCGAAATGGAATTCATCCATATCATAATCATATTCTTTTGGTTTAGCATTTGTTGACCGAAGATTTTCTGGAACATCCTCATCATCCACATGGGGTGCGCCATGCGTTGTATCTTTGAGTTGTTTAAGCATAGGCGCAATAATAAATGCTAGAGTATGATCCATACTCCAAGTATC